TACTACAAACAGATCCATCCTTTACTACCGATCCCCAGGTACTAATTGAAGAATTAAAACTCATCATAGACCGAGATAATCTAAAAGCAAACTAAGAAATATTTATAAATAATGAAAACAGACGCTCTAAAGAAATTAATCAAAGAAGCTGTTAAAGAAGCTATCCAAGAGGAAATGAAAGACATTCTTCTAGAGGCAGTTCGTGCACCTAAACAAGTTGTAACGGAGAATGTTCAACCGGCAGCAAAACCGGCAGCAGCTCCAACTCAAACAGGACCTTCTGTAAGAGAGAAATACTCCTCTCTACTAGACGGAATGGCCCAATCAAGAAACGGAAATTTAAACATGACTTCGGCTAACGCTCAAGGATTTGGAGCCGGACCAGGCTACCAGCCCCCGGCATCAGCTAACACAGCCGGTGAAGGATCTGCATTACCTCCAGGAGAAGTATCTCTTGACCAGGTGATGGGAATGATAAAAAAATAAGATAGATGGCATTTAGGATAGCAAATAAAGAACCTATAGATCTTAACCCTAGTACCGGAGTCGGTGTTAGTCTACCTTTTAACGGTCCTGCTGTCTTCAATTCTACTTATATTACTGCTGATCAAATAAAATCAAATCTTAAAAACTACTTCTTATCCAGTAAAGGGGAAAGATTCCTTAACCCTAATTACGGGAGTAGTATAAAAAGAACTATTTTTGAAAGCATAACAGAAGGAACATTAGATACTTTACAGAAACAAATATCTGATGATATTTACAGTTATTTTCCTACTATACAAGTAGTAGACTTACAAGTATACGGTAAAGAAGATTCAAATGAGATTAAAGTTGAACTAACATATAAAAGTATTACTTCTGGAATTCCTGAAACGTTGAATATACAATTATAAGAAATGGCATTAAAAAGAGATATAAAATACCTTGGTAGAGATTTTAACGACTTTAGAAACGAGTTAATTGAATACACCAGAACTTACTTCCCACAGACGTATAATGACTTCTCTCCATCATCCCCAGGGATGTTATTTATGGAGCAAGCATCCTACATTGGTGATGTTTTATCCTTCTATCTCGACAACCAAATACAAGAAACATTCTTACAAAGCGCAACTCAACGTAACAATATCTACGAACTCGCTTATATGTTTGGATATAAACCAAAAATAAGCACAGCTGCCACCACCACAATCAACGTCTATCAAACAGTCCCCGCTATTGGAAATCAACCTGACCTCTCTTACGGACTTACAATTGGAAGTAATACAATACTATCCTCCACTACAAATACCGGAGTTCAATTCCTAACACAGGATATTGTCAATTTTAATTTCTCCAGCAGCCAAGATCCAACAGAAGTTTCAGTATACACCTTTAACGGATCTAATCCAGAGACATACCTACTTAAAAAGACAGTAAAAGCTATATCCGCAACTATACAAACTCAAGAAACTACTTTCGGAAATTATAACGCTTTCCCAACAATAGAACTTACTGCAGATAATATTTTAGGTATACTAGATATAACCGATTCAGATGGTAATAAATGGTATGAAGTAGATCATCTAGCTCAAGATATGGTATTTGATACCTTAAAAAATACAAATCCAAACGATCCTAATAACTACCAAAACTCAGGAGAAGTTCCTTACCTTCTACAGTTAAAACAAACTCAAAGAAGATTTGCAACAAGAGTAACCGCAAATAATACTCTCCAGATTCAATTTGGAGCCGGTAATAATGATGATACCGATGAAGACATAGTTCCTAATCCAAATAACGTAGGACTAGGTTTACCTTTTGAGAAAGATAAACTTACTACTGCCTTTTCACCAACTAACTTTATTTTTACCAATGCCTATGGAATTGCTCCAACTAATACTACACTAACTATTAGATACTATACCGGAGGAGGAGTTGCATCAAACTTAGACGAAGGACAAATCGATACAATATCTTCTGCTAACGTAACATTCAATAACGCAACAGTAGGTAGTAGTGCTCTAGCTCAAGAAACATTAGATTCACTCGCTGCTACAAATCCTCTTAAAGCAACCGGAGGATCAGGGGGAGATTCTATAGATCAAATAAGACAAAATACTTTAAGCACCTATCAAAATCAGCTAAGAACGGTTACTGCAGATGATTATATGATTCGAGCTTTAAGCATGCCGGCTTTATACGGAACTGTTGCTAAAGCATACGCTGAACCAGAAAAAGTAGAAGATTTACTTCCTGGTGAAGTTCCATCATCTACGAGTTTATTTATACTTTCATACGATACTGATGGAAATCTTACAGATGCCTCTAATACATTAAAAGATAATTTAAGAACCTATCTAGCCCAGTATAGAGTCCTTAATGATTCTGTTAAAATAAAAGATGGTTATGTAGTTAATATAGGAGTTGATTTTGAAATAATAACTTACCCTAACTACAATAATAATTTAGTGTTAAGAGAATGTATATCAGTATTGCAGGAATACTTTGACATAGATAAATGGCAGATAAATGAACCTATAGTATTAAGAGATCTTTATATAGCTTTAGATAAAGTAGACGGCGTTCAGACTGTTAAAAATATTACAATTCCAAATAAAACAGGAGGTAATTACAGCAACTATAGTTATGATGTTGAAGGAGCTACAATCAATAACGTAGTATACCCTTCTTTAGATCCTATGATCTTTGAAGTTAAGTTCCCAAATACAGACATTAAAGGGAGAGTAGTTCCTTTATAATTTATATTTATAACAAATGGCAGTATACAAACTTTTCCCAAGTAAAGACGCAACCCTATACAGTGAGTACCCGTCAATGAATACTGGGATCGATGAGATCTTAGAGATGACTACTCTTACTGCTAAAGATGGAACCACTCCTGAGGTAACTCGTACAGTCGTTGAATTCGATTCAACAGAGATGAACAACATCAAAAATAACTTTGTTGGAACATCAAGCTTTGCTGTAGATCTAAAATTAAATATGGCAAAAGTTGAAGGTTTAAATCACGATATTACTCTAGATGCTTTTTCACTTGCCTTACCTTGGAATAACGGAACCGGTAAATACTTAGACGATCCTCAAACTACCAATGGAACTTCTTGGAAATACTCAACACAATCAGGAAGTTTTGAATGGATTGGAAATATACCAGCAGGAGCTACAGGATCTTATCCTTCATCAAATCCCGGAGGAGGATGCTGGTGGACAGGTTCTGCAGACGGACTTGCTTTATCTGCTAGTACAACTCTTGGATATAGAGATGATGACTTTGATCTTACCTTTAGTATAACTGACATATTTAAAGCTTGGCATTCGCAGAGTATTAGTAACTACGGCTTCTTAGTTAAACAGGCTAATTCTTTTGAATTTTCAACCGATACAGCTTACAGAACTGAATTAAAATACTTCTCAGTAGATACTAATACAATCTACCCACCGGAATTAATAATCAAATGGGACGATTCAAACTATAATCCAGGTACAACAGTATCTACATCTGAGCTTGCAGTTTCTTTAAGAAATAATACAGGAGAATACTATTCAGGATCCGTACAAAGATTTAGAGTAGATGCAAGACCTCAATACCCAACTAGAGTATTTACAACCAGCTCTTTAAATACTACAAACTACTCACTACCGGAAGCAAGTTACTACAGTATTAGAGATTTAGATACAAATGAAGTTGTAATTCCTTTCGATAACACTTATACTAAATTAAGTGCAGACTCTAATGGAAGTTATTTTGATCTTTATATGGCAGGTTTAGAACCTGAAAGATATTATAAAGTTCAAATCAAAACTACTGTAGACAATAGCACTTTAATTCTAGATGATAATTACTACTTTAAAGTTATAAATGGCTAAAGTTAGACTATATAAAAATGTATACAGTAAGGATCAATTTAAGAATACTGTAAATAGCTCCCTGCCTGAAGAGACTACACCCGCTCAAGCTCTTCCGAGTATAGATGAATTTTTTAATTACTACAACCAGTTATTCTACAGTATACCAGAAACAGGGGATAATAATAGTCACGAATACTTAATTAAAACTAGTCAACAGTATATCGGAGATCAACAAAATAACGAAGAGATAGATGCATTAATTCAAGAAGTTAATGGTTTGAGAGAGACAGTTTTAGAACAGCAAGAATTAATTTTTAATTTAACGATTAGTGGAAGCGTAAATGGATAAGATAATAACAACACCAATCCCAGCAGAGAATTTCGAATTACAGACCATCTCACCTGCAGATAGTACCCTAATCACTAACCAAGAAGTCGAAGTACTTTTAAATACTGCCACAGATACCGTTGAATATTATCTCTACGACCAGAATGAACTCCTATTAACAGAGGATTATAATTATGTACAATGGCGTACTGATTCTGAGAGTACTGCAACTAATACAGAAAATACACTAAAAACTGTAGATTTAGATCCTGAAGCAGACGTATTAGCTGAACTACCTTCTACAGGAAAATACTTTGCATATTATACTTTTGTACGTAATAAATTCCTCTCTTCTACAAACTCTAGATTCTATATAGATTCAATATCAGGAGATAGGAAAGAAATCGTAGTTAAAACTAATAACCTCTCACAAGAAGAATTAACATCTCTTACGGAAGATTTTCTAACAGAAGTTAATAATTCAACATACTTTGAAGAATTCTACCTAAACTTTGGAGAAAATCAAAGTGTTATCGGTTTAGATTTACGACAAGTAGGAGGTACTTTACAGATTAAATTATATCTACCTTTACCAGTAGACTTTCAAGAAAAATCAAATTTTTGGATACAGTTAAGAGTAGCTGATCCTGTAGCTTATGAAGTAGATTATACTAAAGTAATAATCCCGATTGACACCACTATACAGCTTAAAGGACCTAACCTAAATGTACAAAGAAAGAAAGACGCTTCTAGTTCAACAGAATATAAAAGTCAAGCTGAATTAAATTTTACATATTTAACCGGTTCAAAATCACAACTTAATTCTCTACTTCAAGAGAAAGGAATTGAACTAAATATAGACTATACAGATTACTCAAACTTTGTAAACTTTTCATCAGCAACCCAGAGATTAGAGAATTTCTACTATAAAGCATCTTTAATAGAAAGCTACCAGAACGACATAAATACGATCACCGGATCTACTACTCCAACAACCCAACAATCGCAGAGTATTGCAACTCTACAGGGAGAAATAGACCGTATCATAACTAACTTTGACGGTTATGACTATTACCTATATTATGAATCCGGATCTAAAGCCTGGCCTAAAACAAACTCAACCCAGCCCTATACTTTAGCCTCTACAGGATCGGCAGAAGTTATATCCTGGTACGGAACTGCAGGACTAGACGGAACCGGGCAGCTGCAATCTGCCTCAATTTACGATAATGAAAATCAAGACAATTTAGTTTATTCTATACCAGAATATATTAGAGAGGATTCTGATAACGCTCCTTATGAACTCTTTATAGAGATGATAGGACAGCATTTTGATAACCTTTATCTCTACACTCAAGCTATAACAGAAAAATACAATGCTGATAATAGACTTGATTACGGTATATCAAAAGACTTGGTTGCAGATACTTTAAGATCTTTCGGAGTTAAATTATACGAAAATAATTTCTCAACTGATGATCTTTATACAGCTTTATTAGGATTAACACCCTCAGGATCTACCTTACCACTACCTAACATTTCAACTACTCTCCCGGTAACAGGATCCGGGATTGAATACGTTGAGACTATAGTAAGTGCATCTAATGAAGTAATTCCTTTAGATGATTTAAATAAATCAATCTATAAAAGACTATACCACAACTTACCAGCTCTAGTTAAAAAGAAAGGAACTTTAGCCGGTTTAAGACTATTAATAAATGCATACGGTATCCCAGATACTATTTTAAGAATCTCTGAATTCGGAGGAAAGGATAAAGACAACTCAAACGATTGGGATTACTGGCAGAGAGAATATAGCAAAAAAGCAGATTTTAACGGTACCGATCAAGCACTTAAAGCTTTTTGGTCTTTAAATTCTGATTGGAATAGCCCTGATGATTTTGCATCAACAGTAGCATTTAGATTTAAAGCAGAAGAAGTAACACCTTCAACAGGTCCTACTAATGCCTCACAATCTATATGGGCTATGGAGAATACTTTAGGAGGAACAACTTATATGAACACTGTATTAACATATACAGGTTCAGCAGGTACTTCCGGATCTTATTCCGGATCAGTAGTTGATCCTTACTACCAGTATGGAACTTTAACCTTCTTCCCAGACTATACAGATACTACTCAATCAGCAAGTGTTTACTTGCCGTTTTATGATGGAGGATGGTGGTCTGTTATGGTTAATAGATCTGCTAGCGTTTATAATGTTTATGCTAAAAATAGCATCTACAATGGAGATACAGGAACTGAGATAGGCTTTCAAGGCTCAGCTTCTTTAAACGCTATCACTTCTAATTGGACTAGTTCTAAAACTGGAAGATGGTCTTTTATTGGAGATTCGATGGATACTTATAGTAAGTTCTCCGGATCAATTCAAGAATTCAGATACTATACTACAGTATTATCAGAGTCTGTTTTTGATGACTTTGTAATGAATCCTAATTCAATAGAAGGTAATTCTATAAATTCAGGACCTGACGAATTAGCATTTAGAGCAGCATTAGGAGGAGAGCTTTACACGGCTTCTTTCTCAATACACCCAAAAGCATCCGGGCAGAATCAAACAGCATCATTTGGTTTTGGATTAGATAACGGTTTCGAAACAACCGCATCTTTTTCAAATAATACACAAATAGCATTCTACGATCAACCAGCTGTAGGAATTAGAAATAGAATCTCAGATAAAATTAGATTGGATGATAACGGTATTTATGGAACTACTTTATCTAATCAAAGAAGCCTGGTTCAAAATACTCCTACAACTAAAAAATATACTAGAGATACAAATTACTTAGAAGTTGGATTTTCTCCTCAAAATGAAATTAACGATGATATTATAGATCAAATAGGTTATTTTAACATTGGAGATTATATCGGCGATGTAAGACAGATAATGTCTTCTAGCTATACCTATCCTGATTTAGATGCTCTAAGACTTGACTACTTTAAGAAGTATTCTAAATCTTACGATCTAAATGATTACCTAAGACTGATTAAGTTTTATGATAACTCATTATTTAAGATGGTTAAGGACTTCATTCCTGCCCGTACCGGTGCAGCAACTGGAGCAATTATTAAACCAACCTTACTAGAAAGAAACCGTCAGAGAGCAGCAGATGCAAGCTGGACTAGGCCTGAATACTCAGCCTCAATCAAAGCGCAAGCAAGAGATTATGAAACAGGGTCTATAGAGGTTTTCACAGGTGGTCCTGCAGGAGCAGTTAATGACTGGATAGATATTAACCAATCATGGACTTCCTCTATTCTAACCCCGGAAGGACTGGTAACATCAATTGAATCTTCTGAAAGAGAATTTTACAACGGAGAATATTCCGGATCAGTAATTGACGTAGTTAACGGTAAGTTACAAGATAATCCTTTATTAGGAGAAGCTTATAGAGTTTCAATACCAGACTTACAAAATCTAAATGCAGAATTTGCATCTACAATTAATAGTATAACAGCAAGTCTAGGAAGCCCAGCAACAGGTAAGCTACCATTTACCCTAGAAACACCAGCTATCGACTACTACGATAATAGTACTTTTGAATATACACCAGCGTTTGACGTTATAGTAGATTTAGAATTATTCATAACAGGGGTATTTGTAAATGCTACTAGTCCTGAAGACTCGCAGTTGACAATCTACCTTAAAGAAAATGGTAACGTTATTGATACCAGTTTTGATGATAATGGAAACGATGATATTCTAATTAATAGAATTACTAGAAATTTTGAATTAAAATCAGGATCAGTTTACACCGCAGAATACCTTTATGCAGAAAACGATAATCCTTCTAATAGTACAGCAAGATTAACAACAGCTAGTTACTGGAGGGTTAATGTTCAGAATTTAGCCGCTAGTTCAACCTATTACCTAGATCCCACTGTTTATGCACAGCAAAACTTCCCAGGGAACCTAAACGAATTTTCAGACTATAACGCAATCTACAACAACGTATATTCCAACAGAGTATCTAGTAAATACTTTGACGTAGACTATACAAACGGTGCTCTAAACCCAAGTAACTTCGGACCTATTATAAGCCAATCAGCTCTATATGCTCAGATACAGGATTCAAATTACGATAATAAATCAGCATTTTTTGAAGCAAGATTTGGAGGAACTAAACAAACTACACCAGACTTTAATGAAGGTAGGGAAGTCGTAGCAGGAGCACAAACTTCCTACATGGCTTATTACCAATATGCCGGGTCTAGTTTAGCAGGAAGAGAAGGCTCTGCTAACTTTAAGGTCTTATACTTAATAGATGAAGAGGGAGAATTAATACAGCCTAATGCTGATCGATCTTCTTCCTACTTCTTAAATACTAACCAAGCATTTACTCAAAACTCTGAGGTTGATATAGTAACTTTTCAAAGCACAGAGACAGAGACAGAAAAATTTATTAGAGAAACCGCCACAGTGTATAAACCTCTAAACCAGGTACAGACCATATTATACTCAGATACTGGATCTCTCGGAAACGATTATCTAGTTAACGGATTCTATTCAACTATGTCCTTTGAACTAGTACCTGGTGCAAATAATAAACCCTATGATTTATACGTACGGTATACATACTTCACCGGATCATTCCCAGGAGGGGTAGATCAAATAGTACCTTTAGATACTATAAATGTAGATAAAGCAAACGGGTTTAACACAACAACTCACAAATACACAGTTCAAGAAACATCACCATTAGAAGCCACCTATACCGCCAGTTGTGTAATACAGAACGATAGTACCTCATCAGCTAATCTAACCCTAACCTTATATAAAGATGTAAGTGGGCCAAGTATAGAGACCCTAGGAATAAAAACAATCTCTGGTGTTGTTGGAGGAGGTAGTCAAAATATTATTGTAAGTGGATCAACATACCTTGAAGAAGGTGATGAAATATACATGGAAGCACGGTCTAACCATCAATTTACTATAAATGATTCTGATCTATCTTTAGATCCAATAACAGAAATCTCAGAAGTTACAACTCCATACTGGACTACCGGAAGCGTAACAACTACAGTTTTAACTTCATCTGCCGAATTAGGAGCAGCTTACGGAGGAGCTTACAGACAAGTACCTGTTTCAGGTAGCGGATTTCCAAACCCGATTGCATTTGATTTACAGATTTATGATGAGATTAGGTTTGAAGGTAACGAAGGACGAATTTACCTAGTTACAAATATAGAAGAATATCTAAGCCCAACAAGAGGTATATATGTTACCTTAGACAGACCAATCAATACTACGGCAGTAAACATACAATACTTTGCTATCAGAAGAAACACCGTTAATCCAAACTTCATAATGGTTAACAGTAATACAGTACGTCCTGCAGGGCCTGGTTTTATAGTACCTAAATACCCTAGCAGACAGTTAAAAAATAACTTTGATACTATTGTAAAAGACTTTGCCGAAAAGAATTTAATTTGATATATTTATAATAAACTATGGGATACCTAAATAATACAGCAGTTACAGTTGATGCTATCCTGACTAAGAAAGGTAGAGAGCTTCTTGCCAGAGGAGACGGTTCTTTCAGCATCACACAATTTGCATTATCGGATGACGAGATTGATTACACTCTCTACAATCCAACACATCCATCCGGATCAGCTTTCTACGGAGAGGCTTTAGAAAACATGCCACTGCTGGAAGCATTTCCTGATGAGACTCAAATAATGAAATATAAGCTTGTAACCTTACCAAGAGGAACAGCTAGAATGCCAGTTCTTGATATTGGGTATTCTGCAATAAGAATTAAGCAAGGTGCAAGTCTGGCAATTACACCACAGACATTAAACTACCTATCACAAACATCATTGATTGAGAGCTCTGGATATACCTTTACAGTCTCAGATGTAAGAGCATTTAATACATTTAACGGGGTAGGTATCAACACAGATGCAGCAGCTCAATTAAACCAAACACAGACTATTGGAACTAACGTTTCTAAGACAGTGATTGGAACTACATTAAACCTTACTGCTACAACAGTCAATACATTATTCGGAGGAAATACTAGCCTATCAGCAACCTTACAAGTAGTAGGAAGAGATTCCGGAGCTAGAATTTCAATACCAGTTACAGTAACTAAAACAACCTAATTAAAGCATGTCATTTAAGAGATTAGACCCAGAAGATTTTTTAGTAAGTGCAGATTCAGTTACTGCAACTGCCTGGTCAACAAATACCCCAACCTTAACTGAATTTTATACTGCTTCAGCTACATCGACAAATGATAGCTATTATAAAAACGTATACCAAACTGGATCTGCTCTAAGTAATGCAGCAGTTCAATTTGCAATTGCTTACGGTAATGAGCAAGGATCCGGGAGCGCTTTATTTAATGACTTAGTAGCAACTAATTCTCCTACAAGAACAGTTTACGGTCAATACCGTAATTTAGTTTATGGAGATGAAAATGCTTCGTTTATATTCGGAGGAATAAGCTCTTCAGATTTCTGGGCTATTTCTGTAGAAAGGGCAAGATATAAAGAACACCTTCTAAAAGGTACATTCAATATTACATTAAACAATGGATCAGGAACATTAAACTTAACTGATAATTCAGGAGTAACCTCTGTAGATACTTATTTAGATTGCGGTAGAGTTTATCAGATTGTATCTGGTTCCAACGGTACTCCTTTTACTGGAGTTAATTCAAATGGATATTCTACAGCTTCTGGATCATATGGATTATTCTTACCTGATGTAGGAGTAATGTTATTTAATCCATTAGCACTCACAGCCGATATGAGTTTAACACCTTCTAGATCAAACGATTCAGACGGTAAAAATATAGAAACATTCTACAAAGCAGTTGAAACAGGATCTTCTTTCCAATTAAACAGTGAAGAAACAGTAACCTCTGATTACGTTTACGTTAGAACAAGAAACGCAGAATTTAATTACTCAGAAAATCCATCTTTCATATCAGGTTCTACCGGAGATGTGCTTTATAATCAGTTTATTAATTCTCCACAAACTTATATGACAACTGTTGGATTGTATAATGATAACAACGAACTGCTTGCAGTAGCTAAATTATCCAAGCCGTTAACAAAGGACTTCACAAAAGAAGCTTTAGTTAGAGTAAAATTAGACTTCTAAAATGAATGGGTGCTTTCAAGAAATTTCTATCTTCCGACTTAATAGTCACTCCGTTTGAGGTTAATAAAAGCTTCTCCTTTTCTGGAGCAGCTGCCTTGACTGGATCTACTGTTGGTATTGATAGGTATTTAGGAAAGAATATTCAATCTACTTTCTTTACTTCTGGATCTAATCCACAAACTGGAGAAATTCAAAGACTGGATCAAGAACTTGTTTATAATTCAACCAAGCAACTTTACTATTCAAACTACCTTAGCTCTTCTTATGGAGATACTCCAGCAGAATCTTTTATAGTACCTGGATTAGATGAAACAGGAGATATTAGGTTAGGATCAGCTTCTTCAGCAGGACGATTTGAAAACTACATACAGACAACATTAAGAACCCAGCATTACTTTCCTACTGAATCAAATGCTACTATAGGTGTTATTTCAATACCTACTAGACTCTACGGAGAAAGAATACAACCAGGCACTTTCAGTATTAGTGCAGAATCTGGAAGTATTACCGATGATGGAAATGGGGGATTATATGCCAATAGTAATTATATAGGTAATATAATATATCAACATGGACTTGCTTTACTAACTCTAGACCAAGCAGGAATTGGGGCAGGTGCTACTTACGGAGTTGGAGCTTACGGAACAGCCTCTTATGGAGATACCGGAGCAGGAGGGTTAATTGAGAATATTATTACCTCTTCAACAGCTATCTGTTCTTTCTCTAGTTCTTATACCTTATACGAGACTCAATACAAATGTACTATCGATTCAAACGAATACAGCTTTACTCTAAACCCAACAGTTATCTCTGGATCAACCGACGGAACAGTTTACGATTTTGCAACAGGTTCTTATTTTAACCCCTACGTTACAACAGTAGGTTTATATAATGAAGATCAAGACCTAATTGCAGTTGGAAAATTAGGAAAACCGTTACCATTAAATGCCACCACAGATACTAACATAATTATTAATATAGACCGATGAGAAAACTAGAAGAAATTTTGGATGAAATCCTAGCAGAGAAAGCCAAGAAAGCAACCTGCTGTCATAGATGCGGTCGTAAGCATGTTAAAGGTACAGCTTGTAAAAAACCATACCTGTCAAAAGACAACCCCAGACACTGTAAAAATAAATAATGACCCAGAATTGGATTTATATTGATCCGGTCCACCCTGAGGACTGGTTTGGATTCGTATACGTGATTAAGAATAAAGTCACCGGGAGAATCTATGTAGGTAAAAAAGTCTTCTGGAATAATCTAAAGAAGAAACTTACCAAGACTGAATTAGCAGAACAGACTGGTCCCGGACGTAAGCCGACTCATAAAAGAGTAACCAAGGAATCAAATTGGCTAACTTATTGGGGTTCTAATAAAGAACTTCTAGAAGACGTTAAAGAACTAGGTCAGGATAACTTTGAAAGAAAGATCCTAAAACTTTGCAAATCTAAAAAAGAATTAACATATTACGAATTACACTACCAATGCAAGGAAGAGGTACTATTAACTAATTCCTACAATGACAATATCTTAGGTAAATTTTACCGGAGAGACTTGCTTTCGGAAGATTAATTTCGTATCTTTATACCGTATGGTAAATCACCTACTAGTAAATCTAGTAAATAACGTTTTGGGAAATGGTAAAGCAACCTCGGGTGCTAACTATTCCTACCATTGTCCTTTCTGCAATCATAGAAAACCTAAACTCGAAATTAACTTTAGGGAGAATGAAGAAGGTTTAAATAACTGGCATTGCTGGGTATGTAACCGGAAAGGTAAAAAATTAATAACGTTATTCCGTGCTATAGATGCTCCCCAGCACCGTATTGATGAATTAGGTTCTTATGTTAAGATCGCCTTTCATGATCAAAAAGGAAAGCAGGAAGAGACCTTATCCCTGCCTAAAGAATATAAACCTTTATACCAGGCTGATACCAAGGACATAACCGTCCGTCAAGCTCTCAGGTACCTTAAAGAAAGAGGAATAACTAAATTAGATATTGCCCGTTACAATCTAGGCTACTGCGATAAAGGCCGTTATAATAATATGGTCATTACCCCATCCTATGATGAATCAGGTACCTTAAATTACTTTGTAGGGAGAAACTTTGGACCAGGGGTAGTCAAATATAAAAACCCTTCTTTCTCAAAAGACATAGTTCCTTTTGAATTATTGATTAACTGGGAGAGTCCTATTATACTATGTGAAGGTCCTTTTGATGCAATGGCAATTAAACGTAATGCCGTTCCTTTACTCGGAAAGACTCTACCTAAAAAATTATTGAAAAAGATAGTGTCTTCTAAAGTAAAACAGATCTTCATAGCACTTGATAGTGATGCCCTTAAACAGGCTCTCTCCTACTGTGAGACACTGTTAGACCACGGAAAAGAAGTATTCCTGGTTAATATGGATGAGAAAGATCCTTCAGAGTTAGGCTTTGAGAACTTTACCAAACTACTACACCATTCTACTCCACTTACCTTAAGAAGTCTTTTGGAGTATAAACTTAAATTATGATACAAGAAAAAACAAACATCAGCAAAGCAAGAAACATTAAAAGGCTTGTTGAATCTGATGGATCTGCCCGTCAAATTACAGTTCTAGACTCTAGATACTATCAAAGAAAGCCGGGCATCTTTTACCCTTCTGTTACTCATGTGCTATCTTATTTTCCAAAAGATAAGTTTTTTGAACGCTGGATGAAAGAAGTTGGAACCAATGCCGATTACATCATCAGAAGAGCAGGTAAGGAAGGAACTCAAGTTCATAATGCAATCGAGGATTATATTAACGGTAAGGAAGTTAAGTGGCTTGATGACTGGGGTAATGCTAAATACTCTCAGGAAGTCTGGAAGATGATTTTAAAATTTGTTGACTTCTGGGAAACCTACCAACCTACTTTAATTAAGACAGAGACTCATTTATTCTCAGATGAACTTAAGGTTGCAGGTACGGCCGATCTTATCTGTGAGATAGACGGAGAGATCTGGTTATTAGACTTTAAGACATCTAACGCTTTATATAAGACTTATGATTTACAGCTGGCATGTTATGCCCAGTCCTGGAATGAGATTTACGATACCCCGATTGAACGTGCAGGAATCTTATGGTTAAAATCATCCAAGCGAGGACCTAAAGATGGTAAAATGCAGGGTAAAGGTTGGGAAATAAAAGAGATGGATGGCACCTTAGAAGATAATAAGACTTTATTTAGTCACTTATATGAGATCTTCAAATATATGCATCCGGAATTAAAACCGGTAACAGAGACGTTACCTTTAAGTGTAACCCCGTCAAAGTAATATTTATAAAATATGGTTAAGTTAGTAGATTTAATTTTAGAAGACAAAAACAAACCTAAGATGGTAATCATGTCCGGTGGAGCTGGGGCAGGTAAGTCAACCCTCTTAAATAAACTCAAACCTAGCTTATCCAATTTTGAAATAATTAACCCAGATAAGTACGTCGAAGATAAAGACTCTCCGATGTTCAATAATCTTACCAGAGCTTCTAATCAAGTAGACGATAAAGACGTTCCTGCAGCTATTCAGGCCGGTAAGAACTTTGTATGGGATACTACAGCCTCTAATGCGGCCAAGATGCTAGGAGGAACTTATAGAAGAAAAGAAGTACCTGGTATTTTGAATACCGGAGACTATGATCATTTAATGATTATGGTTTACGCTCATCCGATAGTATCTTTTTTAAGAAACTTTGAAAGAGAAAGAAAGGTTCCTAAAATAGGAGTCTTATCAACCTGGAATAACGTTTATGGTAATATTGATCGATACAAATCTAAACTTGGAGATAATTTCATACTCTACCGAGCTCCTGATTCACAGTACGAAAAAGAAATTAAAGACTTTGAAGCAGCTGTTAAAGCCGGTAAATTAAAAGAGTATTTAGAAGAATTAACTCAATCTAACCCGGAAAAGTTTGCTTCTACGTTTAGAAAAACGGATGATGCTGATTTATCTCCGGAAGAATTAGAAAAAAGAGAAAAAACTAGAGCAAAAACTAAAGAACTTTTAGATGCTCAAATCGATAAATTAGAAAAAGAATTCCTTACAATCTCAGAAAAAGTTAAGGGAATGGTTGCAACCGAAGATACAATCAATCAAAAAGTTAAATCGTTTATTAATTCATGAACCAATTAGTAGAATCTTTAGTAAAACCATTCTTAACCGAAGATCAAGCCGAAGGAAAAGAAGTAATCGCCGTAGTACCCGGTGGATATAAACCACCAACATTAGGTCATTATTATTTAGTAGATCAAGTCTCTAAAAAACCTGAAGTAGATAAGACCTTAGTCTTAATAGGACATAAAGAAAGAGATGGAATCACTAAGGAAGACGCTTTAGATATTTGGAACATATACGAAAATCACTTAACCGGAGATATAGATATCAGAATATCAAATGATGTATCACCGATTAAAGAACTCTTCTCTCTGATAGGAGACAATCCAGACAAGTATTTTGTACTTGTGGTAGGTGTACGATCGGAAGAAGATTTAAAAGACGTTAGAAGGTTTGATAACCTTAAAAAGAAATTTGATAATTTAGAAGTCGTTCAAGTAAAAGGAGAAGATGCCATCAGAGGCACTAATGCCCGTAAAGCCGTCCTTAATAAAGACTTTATCGATTTCAATAGGTACCTTCCGGTTGAACTTTCAGATAGAGAAAGAGACCAGGTCTGGAATATCCTAACCGGAGAAACAAAAACTCTAAATGAAGTAGGCGAGGCAAGCACCAAATCTTACAAATGGGAACAAGAATATACCGATAATGTAACTACTGTAGTAAGCTTTGAAACAGAAAGCGGTCTTGAATACAATGTTGAATTAGAACGGGATGTTTACGAAGGTATTCCT